CGAAGAACTCTGCGAGTTACTCGGGAAGCTATACTGCGCCTTGGAGCTGGAACCATCAAGGTCCAGTTCTTTTGGCAGGGTTTTCAAACCCTCTCGCTCTTGCTACGACTCAAGCCGTAGCAAATGAGCAACAGCTCATGTTCGGCCTCGGGGGCACCGCAATTGCACGGTGTCGACCTGGGAAACCCCAGCTCGATTTGTCTGTTGCACTAGGGGAACTCCGGTTTGGTGGTTTACCCACTCTAATCGGATCTACCCTTGTGCGTTCAAGAACCGTTCGTGAAGCTTTCCGCAACTCAGGTAGTGAATACCTGAACGTCCAATTTGGATGGGCCCCTCTTGTGAGGGACCTAGAAAACTTAGCGATCGCTGTCTTGGACACTCGTAAGCTTTTGCAAGCTCATGAGAAACAGCTTAACAAATTGTTGAGGCGATCTTATCGGTTCGATACCCAGAGGCAGACCAATCAAGGTCTGTCTAAGAGCATGTCCAACTATGAACTATACCCTAACAGGAATAGTCCCTATGTTGGTACTGGTGCTCAACTGGGATATCAGGAGGTCTCGGAGATCACGCGTATTGTGACCAGAAGTCACTTCGCTGGCGGATTCAGGTTTTACTATCCTGATCTGTCAACGGCGTTAGATGAACTCGCGAGCATTGAGGAAAAGGCGAATATCCTTTTGGGAACGCGCCTTGACCCCGAGGTTCTTTGGAACCTCGCTCCTTGGTCTTGGTTGTCTGACTGGTTCGTCAATTTTGGCGACGTTATCGGAAATCTTTCCGCTATCGCAGCAGACCACCTTGTGATGCAGTACGGTTACATAATGCACGAGGTGCAAGTTGAGACGGAGATTTATTTCCCTCTCGGTTTGCGCTCACGCAATTACCCAGCGGATTCGGAGTTTGACTTCGTTCCGTGGAATGTTAACCTATCCTATCACTCGAAAACGAGGACAGGAGCATCACCCTTTGGGTTTGGCTTATCCCCTGAGCTGTTTACAGCTGACCAATGGGCCATTCTCGGGGCCCTCGGCATAAGTCGAGGGCTCAAATAATAGTACTGGACCAAAAATCCAGTCCCATCAAATGAAGGAATATCGCCATGGCACTTGCAGATCCTCTGAGCATCACGTTGAATTCGGTTGCAACTTCGCTTCCGAAGACCAACATGATCGAGTCGAAGTCGACCTATACTAAGGACGACGGCCTCGTGAAGCTGACTGTTGCACATCAGGAAGTTGGTAAGACGAAGACGCGTCGCGTCATTCGTCTCGATACCACTGATGTTGCAGCAGACCCGCTTCTCGCTGGCATTAACCGGGAGGTGCCTTTCGAGGCATACCTGGTTATCGTCGATCCCAAAGTTGGGCTGACCATCGCAGCGAAGAAGGATAAGGTGACGAGTCTTCTGACTCTTATCACCGCCTCTTCTGGCGCTGTGCTCACCAAGGTCCTTGGCGGGGAGAGCTGACGTAAGTCGCTCTCTCCGTTGGATCCGCACGCTATGGCTATGGATAGTCTACCTAGAAAGGGACTATGAAAAGCCAAATGGTGTTCCTACAGAAGCTGCTCCAAGATGTGAGCAGCCGATGTCACACAAGCACCCACCGCGATTTTGAAACGATCGCGGCTCGGTACGATCACGAAGGTATGTCGTTTTTAACGATTACCCTACCTGACTTCGCCAACGACTTTCAAAGGTCGTTGGAAGAAGGCTCGGTAGATCACTCCATGTTTTCCGGTTTCCGGAAACGTGGTCAGCTCCCTGTTTTACTAGGTGGGCTGTTTGATCTTGTGTTCGACCGTGGGAGTGGGCGGTTATTGGATGATGCGTCAATCGATGCGATTCAGTCGATACGCCAGGTAACAATGGCGTTCGGTAAAATCAAATTGGAGTGTTCAAATGAACGAGTCCAGGCATCGTACGACGCGTACGTCCAATGTGAGTTGGATCTCCGTGCTAGTGATCGCGCTCGTAAGTCTCATGATCTCATGGACTTTGGGCGTGTGGGCCATCTCCTCTGGAGGGGCCTCAATTCCCGTCTCGATCGAAGGATCTACGACGGAGACTTGATCCCAGCGCATGGTCCTGGAGCTACAGCTGATAGCCTGAAAGGCAATCAGAAGTTCACTCTGAAAGAGTGGACGCTCCGGCTGGAAGAGCTATTTCCTTACATGGAATATGCTTCCCCTGTGTACTCAGTCTATGACTGGGTACAGGCCAATGTGGATTTCAGCGAACCCGGTCGTGAACGACCTGTTAAGGTCATTGACGTACCTAAAACGCTGAAAACTCCCCGCATTATCGCCG